AGTCGTACTCGGCCCGGTCCGTCGCCTCCATACCCGTCCCCGAACTCGTGGAGTGATCCGTGAAAGCAACCCCCCTGCGCGGGTATCCCGTCCCCGAGTGCGACCCTCCCCTGGTCAAGGACGCCTCCGACATCATTCAGATCAAGAACCTGGCAGATGCGATCGACACGGACGTAGAGAACCTGACCGTGGAGGCGGGGCCCCTGGTCTACCCCGTCATCTCCAAGATGAGCATGTCCGCTCTGACCACCACGGCCACCGAGTTCACGGCCGTGTTCACCTCGAGCCAGTGGGAGACCCGGCTCAACATGAACGACGTGGCTCTGGGTCTGATCGTGATCCCGGAGTCCGGGTTCTACCAGACCCACATGTGGGCCTCCTGCAACAGTGCGACCAACGCCCTGATGCGGCTGAAGCTGTCCGTCAACGGAATCCCCACCGGAATCTGGGGCGGGTACTCCACCGCGGTCACCGGGAACACACCGCTCCAGTCGAGCGCCCACAACGTCAACCTGTTCCTGAGCGAAGGTGACCAGGTGTCTTTGATCATCCGTCACAATCTGGGGGTCTCGGCCACGTACGAGGCGGACATCCACGTACTCCAGTTGGCCCGGTCATGAACCAGACCCGGACCCTGGCACTGGACCGCGCGACCGGCCCGCGCGCACAGGTGCGCGTGGGGACGGTGACCGCTGCCACCCCGAACTCCCTGACCGTCAACGTTGCGGGGACGTCGATTACGGCCAGCTTCCTGCGCGGCGCGGACATCGTGGAGGGGGATCTCGTGTCCCTCCTCGAGCAAGGCGGATCTTGGCTGGCACTCGGAGCCCTGGCCGGCGTGGGAGCGAACGAGATCATCAACCCGTCGTTCGAGGACGATCTCCTGGGGTGGACGGTCTACCAGTCCGTGGGCACGTCCGCAGCCACCGTGTTCGGCCCGACGTCGCTTGCGGTGGACGGGAACTTCTACCTTCAGGTCTCCACCGAGATCGCGACCGCGACCAGCATCGTCTACTCGAGCCCGATCCAGGTCAGCGCCGGGGAACAGTTCTCCGTCTCGGCCTACGTGTGGGGGACCTACCAGCCGGCTGCAGCGGAGGACGCCGATGCCGACCTGATGGCCCTGTGGTTCGCCAACGACACGAATCTGTACCCCACCACGTCCTCCGCGGACACCGTGATCTCCTCCCTGACCAATGTGCCGTCCCGGGCGCCGATCTCCTCCCTGTCCGGGACCGTCACAGCGCCTGTCACCGGTTTCATGCGGATCGGGCTGCGCTCCGTGCTCTCCTCCACGGGCTCACTCGGATACGACCTGATCATTGCAAGGGAGCTGGCCTGATGCCCGGCACGACACCGAACCGCGGGTACCCCTACCCGGAGTACGACGATCCGCAGGATGTCCGGCAGAACATCCAGGACCTGGCCACGGCCGTGGACACGGACATGGACCTCCTGCACAACGCCATCTCCCTGTCCATCAACTCCCCCTCCGTCTCCCTCTTCAACACGACCGCGCAGCCCATCGCCGCCGGGGTGCAGACCACTCTCACCTGGTCGACCCAGAGCTACGACTCGGACGCCATGTGGGACCCGGCGCCGGACCCGACCATCATCACGTTCCAGACTTCGGGGATCTACCTGCTCACGTGCATGGTCGGGTTCGCGGCCACGGCGGATGCCACCCCGCGCGATGCCGTGGCGGAGATCATGACCAGCGGACTCCCGTCCCCGGTCGTCTCCAAGAGCCTGCTGATGGACCAGACCACAACCACGTATTTCGCCCTGGCCGTTCCCTACCCGGCCACCGCCGGGGACACGGCTCACGTGCGCGTACGACACGACGGGGTCGCTGCCATCAACGTCACCGACACCCGGTTCAACGTCTCCCGCTTCGCCCGACTCAGTCCCTTGTAAGGAGTACGCATGGCCACCGAGGACTACGAACCCGTACCGGTCGACCCCACCGCGCCCCCGGTCACCGCGGACCCGGACCCGGATCCGACCGACCCGCCCACCGTGGGCGACGAACCGCCCACCGGAGGCTGACCCATGCCAGCAGTCACCCCCAACCGTCTCTATCCCTATCCGGTGGCCGCAGACCCCACCGACGTGCCCGGGGACCTGGAACGTCTCGCACTCGCCATCGAGGACGACGTGCAGTTCCAGTACGACCGGATCGTCCCCCGCAGCATGGCCAAGGCATGGCGGACGTCGTCCTGATCCCTGTTCACGAACTTCACTTCCGGCGCGGCTGTCTTCCTGGGTCTGGACGATGGATTTCAGGTCAATGTCAACGCCGATTTCGAGATCGTTGGGACCCGTTTGTACCCGCGCGCAGAAGGCTTCTACCTGGTGTGGGGCTCCCTGAGCTGGCCGGTGGTCTCCACCGTGTCCCCGTATCCGCAGGGGCGCCACGTGGAGGTGTGGGCGAACGGCATCACGCGCTTGGGCCGGGACGGCTTCAACAACGACATCCCGGCTGCGGACGGGTCCGCCGAAACGGTCGCGTTCGGGGGCCGGGACATGAACGGGACGACGGACTATTTCAGCGTGTCTGTCCGGGCTTTCTCGGACACCGGGGCCGCCATCCCGACTCTCCGTCTCAACACGCGGTCGATCACGGCCGTGCGGATGAACACCACCTGAGGAGGACTCCATGTCCCCGTACCTGAAGGATCTGACCGAGCGGGTGCTGACCTCGTTCGCGGGAGGCACCCTGGCCGTGCTCCCCGTGGAGGCGTTCAACGTGGTCGACGTCGACTGGAGAGCGGCGCTGGGCATCGGAGCCGGCGCCGCTGCGGTCTCGCTCCTGAAAGGCTTGATAGCGCGCAGGACGGGCCCGTCAGATAGCGCAGGGCTCGGAACCTGACACAATGACGTGCCGAACGCCCCTCTTCCTGGACAGTGCCACAGGAGGAGGGGCGTTCTCTGGGTTCGGCCCGGACATCGAACGGGCCGAACGGGGAGGACCGGCCGCCTCTATTGGGGGTGGGGAGACGACCGGTCCGCTCTGGTCACCCGAACGGGTTCGCCGCCGGCTGCGGGGCCCCGTACGCGGGCTGCGGCTGCGGTGCGGGAGCCGGCTGCGGGTATCCGTACGCGGGCTGCGGAGCGGGAGCCGGGGCCCCTGCCTGCTGCGGGTATCCGTAGGGCTGCGGGGCGGGAGCCGGGGCCGGCTGCGCGGCCGCAGTCGGGGCGGAGGCTCCGTTGACCATGCGGTTCGCCAGGTAGTTCCGGGCGATCTGCTTCTCCTCCTCGCCCACCGCGTTCATCACCCACGGGTTCCCCTGACCCGCCTGCGTGCCCGGCTTCAGGGTGTCGATCCGGCACAGGACCATGGGCAGGAGCGACTTTCCGTCCTCGGTCTGGAGTCCGGCTGCGAGCTGGTCCTGACCGAACCACACACCGTGGTGGACATCGCCGCTGAGCCACTTACCGGTCGCCTGGAACTTGTGGAAGGTCTGCACCGGGCCCTGACCGTCGACCACGGTGACCGTCGCGGTGACGCGGTCCCCCTTCGGGCCGTTCGGGTTGCCGGCGGTCTTGGGAACGTCGCGCTCGACCTTGACCGGTTCGATGAGGATGAGCCGGCCCCGGAACGAATCCGCGGAGGCAAAGTCGGAAGTGCGAGGGGTGGGGTCTGCAAACGGGTCGTGAGCCATGTCCGGTGTCCTGTTCTCGGGTTCCTGTTTCCGAAGTGACGATTCCGTCCCGAAGCCAACCGGAGTCACCTCCGGGGCGGAGTCGCCTTCCCCTTCCATTTGTATTCGCCCCTTGGGGAGGGACTAGCGTTTATCGCCCGCCGGCAAGGGCCAAACAACTTCTCTGGACGTGTGCGGTGTCGTGCCGGTTAAGGACCGGGCTTGCTCCGCATCGTGGCCAGTGCCTCGTCTGATGCCCTTGTGCGTGACCCGGATTCGAACCGGGACCTGGATTCCGCTGGTTTTACCCAGTGGGAACCTGTGCTGTCCGCTACACCATCACGCCTACCGGCCCTCACTCCCCAGCGCCAACCGGTAGTCATACGGTACGGCCCACCACTGACACGTGTCAACAGTGGACACCTTCCCGAATACTTCAGAACGGAGGTTCTGACCCGGCCTCAATTGCCAGTGAATCGCGCTCATCCCGGGAGAGATCCTGCATGAACTGAAGCCGTTCCATGGCAACGCCTGTGAGCCGCTGGAGTTCCGGCTCCGGGACGCCGGCCGCCCGAGCCGACTCCCAGAGCGCACCCGCCTCCGCAGGACTGTTGACCTCCTGGAACCGGCTCTCCCACGTCCACCACGGGTTGTCGGATCCGGGCGCCTGGGCACACTCGGGCATGGCGCAGTCCGAGGGGGAACCGGGGTGCTCCCAGAGACCACCGTTCCCGTCGTCGTACAGGTGGGTGGGAACGAGCGCCGGCTCCGGGACCGCGGGAGCCAGGTTCGGGGACCAGCGCGTGGGCTTCAGCCGCTGCGCGGCCGCCTCCCGGTTGCGGGCGCAGAGTTCGACGTGCTCCCACCCCTGGCGCAGATCGACCCGCTCCGCGTGGCAGACCGGTTCCCCGTCCTTCACGGGCATGTGGAACACGATCCCCTCGGTCGCGTCCAGGGTCCGGGCCGGCGCCACCCACCGGTCCCGCCTCTCGTCCTCCATGTCCCACTCGTACGTCCCGTACTGGGTGTATCCGGCGACGTACAGGGCTAGTTGCCCCTGAATCTCCTGCCAGGCGTAGTCCAAGGACCCCGTCTTGACGTCGGACATCAGCACCCGGCTGGTCGCGATTTCCTCTACCGCCTGATCGAACCGGCCCATGATCCCGCCGAACTGCGGGATGAACACGGTCCGCTCCACCATGTCCGGCAGGAGACGGAGCCCGTTCTCCTTCAGGCAGGCGAGGAACGCCCGGACCCACGGCACGTGATCGGTCGGGATCTCCTCCAAGGTCTTCTTGCCCTTGGCCACGTCCTCCACCGACTGATGAATCTCGGTGCCCCGGTCGGCCGCCCGCTTGGAGCCGACCATCTCCGAGACCCGGTCCACGATCCGGTTGAGGGCCTGCTTCGTGTCCTTGTCCTCGGGGAGCGGCCCCTCCGGATGCGGGTGCAGAGCCTTGGCCTCGGCCGCCATCTGCGGGAAGTGCACCGATCCGAGCAGCACGTTCCGGCAGTTCCACTCGGTCAGCGCCGTACGGTCGGACGCGGCCTTGATGAACGTGGAGACCCGGGTGATGGGCTTGATGTTCCCGTTCTTGAACCGGCGGAAGTCCCCGATCGTGGGGTCCTTGGCCAGGTACCCGTTCCGAACTGTCTGCTTGCGCTTCGGGGTGACCGGGGTCGGGTCCGCGAACTCGGGAACCGGCGCCGGCTCGGGCTTCCCGAACGGGAGCGGAGCCGAAGGCGGGATGGGACCGGTCGGGGCGGCCGGCGCGGAGCCGTTCGGGGACGGGGCCCGGGTCGGACTGGTGAACGGGTCCGGCGCCGGGGCTGGCTTCGGGGCGACGGGGAGACGGATCTCCACCAGGGGCACCGTTTCGGGAGCGGGCTGCGGGTTGACCGTGATCGGTTCTTCCCCGGCCGGGAGGCGTTCCTCCGCGTGGAACGCGCACTCCCAGCCCCCGTCACCGGTGGCCCGAATCTGGTCCCCCTCCGAGATGTCGAGCGCGCACGTGTCGCAGGTCGAGTCGAACTGCGCGGTCACCTCCGGAGGCAGCTTCGGAGCCTGGTTCGCATCGGCGGCCGCCGTGGGGTCGGTGAACGCGTCCGGCTCCGCGGGCGGGTTCTCGGGGCAGTCTGCGGCCAGGTGCCCGGTCGTCCGGCACCGCAGACACCACCGGTCGTGGCGCCCCTCCGGGCCCTGCGCCGGAACGGCCGGCGGGGCGGGCTCGGACGCGTTCTCCGCCACCATCGCCACAACGACTGCGTCCATCGCGCGTGTCTCGGCCCGTCGCTCCGCGTCCTTGCACGTTCGGCGGGTGTGGCCCGGTTCGCCGCAGGCCCCGCACTTGCGCGGTCTCTTATTCTCGGTCAACGTCCCGTCCCCTACTCTCTAAACGATGTCGGCCCCGCCCACTCTCACCGTAGGCGGGGCCACTGACAGTCCGGTGTGGACTCGTGATTCAGGCGGTCTTGTCGTGCCGGCGGACGACTCGCCAGAAGTCCGGGCCGCCGATTTCGTCGATGTTCTGGATTCCGTCGTGCTCGGACTTCAGGTCAGAGACGATGGCCGGGACGTCGAAATCCGCGACGTGGTCCCCGAGCGTGAGCTCGATCTGATATGCCATGTCGGCCATGGTGTTCTCCTGTGTTCTGTGAAGGATTCGAACCGCGCACCCGCCGACACGGGGTGTCGGCGGGTTTTCCTATGCGGGGCGGGCTTCGCTACTCAAGTCCGTGATGCTCGCCGCAGGCCTCGCGCGGGTGGTCGCGGTAGTCGTTGCAGAGTTCTCCAGGCCAGGCGTCGGGACGGTAGTAGGTCGTGCGCCAGGTCTCGGCGGCGTCCTGCGCGGCGTACTCGTCAGAGATGCCGCGCTGCAACACCTCGCCGTCAGCGCCGAAG